CTGCAAAATTACGGTGTTTCTGAATTAAAAAGTCTACCTCGTCCTTAGTAGCTTGCTGTGCATTTTCGCTAGAGTGTTTTTGTAAACCCCCTTGGCTAATAGTAAAACTACTAAAAGGAAGATAATCTACCATTGAAAAATGTATTAGCATAGGCTGCAAATAATTTTTTAATAAATCGTCTAAGTCTGTACTAATTGTGTCCGCTAATATAGCATTGCTTACTTGCTCATATAAAGCCGTACCCATATAAATTTGTAGGTGTTGGATTTGCGCCAAATTCACGAACTGTATAAACGTGTCCGTGTCTACATTTCCGTTTATAATTGTGTTTTTTACTAGGTCTGTCCTATTTATAAAAAGTGCTGTTGCCATAGTTTTAGTATTTCCAATAATCGTTACTAGAGTCTGCTATCTGTGCTACCTCTCTAGGGTTTGCTTCTATTCTCGCCTCGTCTCTTAAACTAGGGTCTATAGCTATAATTAAACGCCTCGCTTCGTTTACTGTTATTCTTTTATTATTTTTCTTTAAATAGGTACGTCGCTCGAAAAAATGTTTACAGTTAACCCCGCCTTTAAAAAGGAAAATATTATACGGTGTACTCTTATTGTGTTGTAAGGTTTTATTTACTTTTTCAGAAGCCCCGTTTCCGTTAAAATTAGGGTTGTCGCTATCTAAATCTTCTACTCTGTAAACTTTAGACGCTTTAAGCATATCGTTACAAAATTCTCGCTCGCCTATGCTAGACCCTGCGTAAACATATCGCACCTTTATAATACTCGTGTCTTGGTTGCTTTTTTTATTAGGTGTACTACGTACTGCGCTAGCTAAATTTAATGAATTATGTAATTGTTTGTCGTATTCATTCGACGGTCTCGAGTCTATAAGTTCCCAATTTTCTAAGTCTTCGTCTTCGCCAACTTCTGCTAGTCTATTTAATACAGCCTCTTTTACCTCTTCTGTTAATTCCGGTGTACTATCTTTTTTATCTAGGTCTGTATGATTTTGGCACGGCATAAACCATTTTGTATCGTCGTCTTCTATATGTTCGTGGTAACCCATACACCCTAAAGCGTTAGCTCTATTCTCTGCCTCTTCTATAGTTTTATAAGCTTCTTTACCGTCAATTACTTTTAACTCGCTTACGTCGCTTTTAAATTCCTTTTTCTGTCCTGTTTGCTCTTCTACCTCTTCGACTGTAGTTGCATTTTCTAAATCTATAAATTCTAAAGGTTGTAAAGTCTTTATATATAGGTTTAAGCTAATTTCATTGTATGCTAATACTTCGTCAAAGGCTCGTAAAATTAAGTCTTGAAATGGTCTTATAATCGAATTATCGAAAAGTATAGAGGCGTTTTTTAGTTCGTCTGCATTTGACCCTAAACCGGACTCTTTATTTATACCTAGTAATAACGGGCTAGTAATTCTGTGTGAAATTATTATTTTCTGCGAGCTTTCAGTACTTAAAAATTGGTATTGTTGGTGTGCATCCGAAAGCTGTATAGTTTCTACGGTTGCTGCCTCGTCTGCCGAATTGTTAAAAGCTAAAATAAAGCGTCCACTATTAGACGTACCTACGTATTTAGAATAAATTTTATTTTCTATTTCTCTTTGCGTGTCCTCATCCGGTACGCCACTATTCATATTTAAAAGTAGCGACGGATTCATACCGTTTTTTAACGAATTTAAATGAAAATTGCTTATTTCGGATTCCATTTCGATATATTGAGTTCCGCCTTGGTAATCGACGGGGCTATAGTAGTAATAGCCTGATTTATAGGGCTTTACGAATAAAATCTCTATATCTTCGTCAGAAAAACCATAGGCGGGTATTCTTTTTAAATCGTCTGACGTTCTTACGTCGTTCCAATCTGCTGCATAATAGTATGCCTCAATTTCTCCGTCTTCGTTACATTTTTCTGCCCGTAAAGTTTCTACGGGGTAATGTTCAACTTGTACAATTTTAGTTCTGTCTTGGTTGTAAATAACCTGCATAGAACAGCCACCGAAAAGTTTTAAATCTATAGCTAAACGGCTTAGTGTTTCGTTAGAAAATAGCTTTTTCATTACCGCATAGTCGTTAGGTTTTTTACTACTATCTGTAGCATCTAAACCTCTACCCGCTATAAGTTGTGCTATACCGTTTATAGCCGCTGAATTTGTAGGGCTACCATTAAATAAATCTAGCAAATACCCGTAATAATCATTGTCTTGCCCGTATTTTACAAAGTTCTTATTTTGCTCCTCGCTTATAATAGGGCTTGTATAAGTCCCTAAATTTACAAACTTTAAACTAGATTTGTTTTTAGTAGGTGTTGACTCCTTTTGATTATATTTTTTTATTTGTTTTCTCATAATACTACGTAGTCGTTATTTCTTGTATTTTCTGTTATATAAACGCCTTTATTTATGTTGTATTCTTTGTCAAGTGTTTGGTTTATTTCTTGCGCTGTGCAAAAAGCTAAATCTATATAAATTGATTCGCTTATAGGGAATTCATAGTCCCACGTATTTTCGTTTAATTCCCACAAAATAGGGCAACTATTCCAATAAGCATCGGGCGTATCTTGTCTAATATCGTAAAAATGACCCTCGACTAAATCAAATACACCTGTAACTTGTAAATAGTCCCCTACCTGTACTATAGTAGGGCTGTATACAATAGTTTCGTTTGTTGTATCGTCTCTAAATAAAATAGCCTCTACCGTTACATAATCACGTGGTATAAACTTAAATGTTTGCGGGTCTGTTGTTGGCTTTAAAACTATCATACTTATATAACGTAGTTTTTAAAGTTTTTGCATAAAAAAAGGGGCAGCCTATTGACTTACCCCTAATATAATTAGCTAATATTATTTTCGCCTTATGCGGGCTGAATTTGTGATGCGCTAGCATTACCTGTAACTACAGTACTTAATACAAAATAAGCCGGTAGTGTTTCCTGTGCTGAAAAAGTTAAACCCGAAAATCCGCTTAAATCGCCATAGGCTTGTCCGGTAGTAATTGAACCGCCCGAGCTTTGTACCCCGTTGGTTGCGCCCATTAAAAAGAAATTATTGTTGTAATCCTCTATAAAAATGCTAGTTCTACTTTTAATTAAATCTGTTAACTCATTTTGAGAGGCTAAATCTAATTTTTTTAATGTCATTGTTAGAGTCTGCTCGTAAAAAACCGAACCGTTTTCTGCTGACGCTGTTACTGCCTGCTCTAGTCCGTTGCTAGATTCTAAATCATACTTATATAGGTCTACTGCTCCGTCGTTCCCTATTGCTGTTACTTCGCCGCCTACTATCGTTAAATCTCCTATAGAGCCGAAAGGTGCTGCATAAATTGCCTTTATACCCCCAACTGAAGAGGTACACGGTAAAGCTCGCCCAATACTTAGTGAATTACACGCCATTGTTTTATGTTTTTTATTTAAACCAAAAAAGGGTAAATAGGCTTATAGCTTACCTACCCTATTTAGTTATTATTAATTATTATTATGCTAATTGATATAGAACTACGTCCTCTGTAACTCCAATTTGTACACCACTTTGAAACCTTAAAACGATACGTACATTATCGCTACCGTCAACGTCTGCGAGGTCAATAATTTTTGCTTGGTTTGAGTCCGCAATTAAAGCTGTACCGTAAAATAAATTACTTTTTTCTGCTGCTATAATTGAATTTACGGGCATACCGGGTGCTTTAAATATTTTGATACCCTCGAAAGTTAAACCTCCGTTTTCGTACCATAAAGAACCTTGTTGGTCTACACCTCCGCCACCTACTGCGCCGAAACCACCTAAGCTACGAACGTATGCCTTAAAAGCTACCGTTGGTAAATATAAATGTAAATCTTCTTTTCCGTATACTTCCGGCTTAATTGCGTCAACAATTTTTCCTAATTCCGCAACAATCGTAGCAGAATCAAAAGTTGTTGCTGCTGTAACTACGTCTACTACTCCTGCGTCTGAAACTGCTAAAGGTACTAAACCTGTAAATTCTCCTGCTAAGGCTGCGTTACCGCTCCAAATATTATTCTCTGTAGACTCTGCTACTTTAGCTACTACGTGTGCCATTAAATAATCTGCAAATGATGTCGGTAAATTTTTGTAAGCACTAGCGCCCATTTCTAAAGCTAAATAGTCAGATAAAAAATCTTTCTTACAAATTTGTAAATTTACTTGAAAAGGCTCTACTTCTAAAACTCTTTGCGTCAAATTGATTTGGTCTGCTGTTACAACAAAGTCGCAAGTTGCATCTGTTACCAATCCTGTACTAGATAATTTTTTTACTACCTCTTTGTACTTTACGTTTGGCTTAATTGTAATTCCGCCTTTATCTAAAGTGTCTCCACTCAACAAAGCTGCTGAAATTATTTCGCCTAGGTACTGCCCCTCATAACTCGTTGTAATTGTCCCTACCGAACCGTTACCTGTAATGTCTCTTAATTGTGTTCTTTTTTTCATTCTGTAATATTTTAATTTTGATTAAATAATTTGTTAAATACTCTGTCTTTTGTTGTATGTGTTCCTGCGTTTTGGCTGTATAATGTTTGAGCCGCTTTTCTGTTTGCTGTTTCCGGATTGTGTTTTAATGCTTTACTAGCCGGTGCTTGTCTACTCATTTTTTGCTTTTCGTCTTCTTTTTCGTCAGCGATTCCGTCTTTATAGCCCTCTTCTTCTGCTTCGGGTATAGTCTCTAATTTTTTCTTTAACTCTTCTACTTGGTCTTTTACTTCTGCAATAATTGGTGCTATAACGTCTACTACTGCCGCTACTATAGACTCAATTTCTGCCGCTGACTCTTCGGGTACGTCTTCTACTACTACGTCCTCTAACTTTTCCTCTTTAATCTCTTCGCCGTCTTGCATTTTTTCCTCTTGCATATCGTCTCTAATTTCTGCTATAGTACCCTCTTCGGTAACAACAATAATACCCCCGTCACTTTTGGTATACTCGCCTATAGGTAAGGCGATACGCTCATCGTCTGAAACTATAAAAATAGCCTCGCCCTCTACAAAAGATTCTGCTTCTATAACTGTTTCGCCGTCTTCTAACGTCATTTGCGCTAAACCTAATCTCGATTTTAGCATTGTTTTAATCTGCTTTAACATTTCTATTGTTTTCATATATTCTATTTATTTATTATTAACTCCAATTTCTAAACTCTCTTTCATTCTCTACGTACTGCTCGTCGTTTGATTTCATTTGCTCTAACTCTGAATAGTGTTCGTCCCATTGGTCGTATACGTCGTTAGCATCTAAACCTAGCTCGTCTGCTTTTACTTTAATCTCGTCTAAAATACCTAAATCCCTAGATACGTCGTCATATCTTAAAACTGCGCTACCATTATGCGTATACTCGTCATTTAAAGCCATCCACGCTTGACGGTACTCTTCAAATTTTTCGTCGTGCCATTCGTAAGCTAAATAAGATAACATACCGCTTTGGTCTTGTAAACTCATTAAGTCGTATTCTAAATCTTGCACCAACCCTAAAGCTACTTTATGCTCTTTAGTTAAGTTTGTTTTTAAATTGTGTTTTTGACCGTCAAACAGTCTACTAAATACTCTATCTTTTGTACTCATATTTATTTAATTAAAATCATTATTTACTGTATCTAATAATCTATCCGCCTCGTATTTTACAGCCTCGTAGTAAGCGTCTTCTACGCCTTTTATACTAAAATAATCTACGTCAGCTAGTCCTTTTAAATTTGAATATCCGGGTATAAAACTAGGCTCTAAACCTAAAGAGTCTGCTGCATCTTCTGCTTTTTTTAAAGCCTCATCTACTTGTTCTGTAGCTAAATATCCTAAACCTATAAAAGCACTAGCTAGCATTAATTCATTTTCTAAATCTGTATTTAAGTCTGCAATTTGCTTTCCTAAATCTCTTAGCTTTTTTGAAAAATATTCGCCGTCTGCCATTAAAGGCGTTATCATATTTATAGCTAGGTCTATATCGTCCGCTACAGTTAATGCTATTTTTTTCTTAGCTAAAGCTGTAGGCTCTTTTTTAAACAGTTTACTGAATACTCTTTTTTGTGTTTGCATATTATCTTAAATTATACCTATCCAATTCCTTATAGTATTCGTTTACCTCGCCTCTTACTACCGCTTCATAATCTTGTAATCTAACAATTTGATTAAGGGCGTCGTCTAAAATCTGCGGTCTATTTATACTAAAACCTAAATCGTTCTCTGCCTGTGTTAATTTATCTTTTTCTACTCTGTAATCGTCTTCTAAATTTTCTAAAGCCTTAATAAAACCGCTAATATCTATATCACCAAAATAATTGTTTGATACAATTTTGTCAATTTCTCTAATAGGGGTAAATTGTTCGTCTATTACCCTACCTATTTTTTCTAACTCTATGTTAGTATTATCTACCTGTGCCTGTAAATTATCGCCTAAAGCTAAATCTACCTTTTTAGATAAATTTGTTTTACCATTAAACAGTTTGCTAAATACTTTTTTCTCTATTTGCATCTATTGAATTTATTATATAACGTTATTAGTATTTTATTTGCATTTTTAAATCTCTTCTGACGCTACAGCGGTAATGTTTCCTATACCCTGCGCCCATAGTGTACCGTCGCAACACTTTATAGAATAAGTATTAGTACCCTTACATAGACAAGCCCTATTGCCACCTGTAGGCGACGCTTTAGACGGTACGCTAATTTGATTTTTGTTTGCCATTTTCTATAGTTTTAAGTCTGTTTAATAATAAGCCTAAATTTGTATTTATTTCTTTATTTAAACTTGTCTCTTTTTCTGTAGATAATTTAGCTTTTTCCTCAAAATAGCCCTCTATACTGAAACCTTTAATCGTCCCGTCTACTTTTGCCATTTTCCAAAGCTCTTCGTTTTCTACCTTGACTGCGCCTACCCACGTACCTATAGGTAAATCGAGGTTGTATAATGCGCTCTTGTCGTTTATTTTGTCTTCGACTATCCACGATTCTACTAGACTAACATTTTGTACCTCTTGTATATGCTCGTAGGTTGCATTATTTGCGTGTCCCTTTTTTAAGTAAAGTTCGCTAGCTCGTTTAACTGTGTCTTTAGTAAAATGTATATAGTATTCGTCTTTACCGTCTCTTCGGTAAATCATTCTATTAGGTACTAATAACGCCCCTATTAAAATTTGTTTATCTTCGTCTACTGCCTTAAATTTATATTCTTTTTCTTTATTTAAAGCTACCCAATTCTCGCTTATTGCCGGCGACTCTACTAAACTTATAGCGTCTACACCCGAATACTCGTCGTTTTCGTCTATTATTAATTCTACAATTCTCATATCTATATAACGTTTATATTTATTATTTGCTTTTTATATACTTGCTGCGTCGATAGTGTTGCGTTCTAATTGCTGAGCCGTGGTAACGTCGCCTGCAACTACGTAAGACCTTACAGGTTGGCTAGTTTGGTCTGCTATTACGTCTGCTAATTGATTTGTACCCGACGACCCTACAATATTGAAAGCGGGCGGCGAAAAAGACGGCGCACTACCCCCGCCACTATCGCCACCACCTTTAACACCTGCGGGTTTTTTAACAGATTTTATAGACTTAACAGTTTTTAGTCCCGACGCTAATACAGCTATACTAGCTACACCTTTTTGTATTACGTCAAACGGTGCGGGTAGCGTAGACTTATTACCCCATACTTCACTAATACCTTGGTAGGTGTTTATAGTTGCCTGTGCTATTGCCGCTGCTTTTCCTGCTGCGCTATTTTTACCTAGTATACCTGCTATCTGCCCGAACGTATCGCCTATAGATTTTAATTTTTGTTTCTTTAATAGTTCGTCTCTAGCTATATCTGCTAGTGCTGCTTTATCGTCTATTGCTTTTAATGCTTTCGCTTTTGCCGCTTCTAATACTATCGTGTCTTCGCCAAACTTTTTAGCTTGATTTAGAGCAAACGCATACTTATTTATAATCTTTACTTTTTCCTGCTCTTCTTTTGTAAGTTGGTTTAAATTAAACTCCTCTTCTAGTCTAGCAATCTCTTCTAGTGCTTTAGCCTTTTCGTCGTCCTCTAGTTTTTTTGCCGCTTCTTTTGCCGCTTTTATGTCCTCTGCTTTTTTATCTCTAATAACCTTAGCGTCTGCTATCTTTTTCTCGTCTGCTGCCTTTTTATCGTCTTCTGCTTTTTTGTCTTGCGCTTGCTGTTGTAATGTAAAACCGTCTCTAGTATTTTTTAGTTTAGTTAATTGGTTTCTAGTTTCTTTTAATGTCTCGTCTCCTTTTTTAGCTACGTCTGCGGGGTCAAAAACTAAGTTTGCTATACCACCGCTAAAACCCTCTTCTAAATTAGTAGCTACGTCTCCTAAACCCGGTATTAAAGATAATGCCGCAGTAAGAGCGTCTACCGTACTTAAAAGTAAAGTAAGAGGTAAACTAACAAAACGTATAATACCTTGCAGTATAGACTTGTTTCGCTCTGCCGCTTCGACTTGCGATTTTTTTACAGTCTCCTGCGTTATTAATTGTGCCTCTAAAGCTTTTATAGTTTCTATTGTCTGTAGCTTTTTAGCGTTTAAAATATCTCGCTCACTTTTACCCGAAAGTTTTAAAGTGTTTGATGTCTCGCTAATTGCTTTATTTGCTGCCTCGCTAGCCGCTACACTTTTTTTCTGTGTCGCTAATAAGTCTGTAGTCTCTTTATTTACTCCATTAACTAAACCTATAATGTCGTCCCAATATGCTACAATTAAACCTAGAGCTACTACTAAAGCACCAATACCGGTAGATATTAAAGCACCTCGTAAACCTTTTAAACCTGTTGCAAACTTTTTTACGCCTTTAATTGCGCCACCTACAGAACCGGCTAGGTCTTTAACCTTACTAGCATATCCGCCTGTAGCTTGGTCTAGTACTTTAAAACCCTCTCTATTATCGCTACCGGCTTTTGAAACGCCCTCTAGTTTTTTCTGTAATTTATCTAAACTGCTTTCAGCTTGTTTACTTTTAACTTCGACTACAATACCAATTTTTTCTATAGCCATTTTATTTCTGTTTTAAGTTGGTTGTACCCCTCTTTAATAGATTCGGGTAATTTGTTTTTACCTTGCGCTATTTTTATTAATTCGGTTTCTCCGTTTGCGTCCTTTAGCATTTGTAGAATTGTGTTTAACAT